TCAGAGTCTACTGGATAAGTAGAGTTTAATTGTTGTATAAGCGATTCCAAAATACGAATTAATTCAAAGAAGTTCCTAGGTTCATATTCTTGTCCTGGATCAGGGAATCTGTTTAAGGTTATTTTTGCCATTTAAAAAATATACAATATTGTGTCATTAATTTATACATCTAAAGTTCCTTAGTAACTAAAACTATTCTTAAAAGTGATGAAAGTCGTATCGGTGCAAGAGCTCTGTGAGGAAGTCTGCCATTAAAAACAAAAGTTTTACCAAATTGTGGAGTTGCTCCTCCTATGACCATTTTTAAATCTGGGCTATAACAAATGATTTCCCCTCCCCATGATACATCCCAATCAGAGTTTAAAAAGGTAATAGTTGTTAAAGTATCCTCATCGTCTTTATCACAGTGAACCAAGCCATCAAAAGAAGATGGGTAAATTAATATCTTACAAAGTTCTAAATGAAGAGGTCTATTATTTTGCTTATAGAAGTTTTCTATAGTTTGATACAAATAAGGATAATATTCTTTTTCTTTAAAATGTATAATTGGAATATAATAAGATTCAGTAACTTCTGATAAAGTTTGATTAAACTTAGTAGCTGATTTATTTGAAAAGATAACAGGCATTCCTCCACAAAAAACATCATGTTCTAATTTTTTTAAAACATCTTTATCTTTAAAAATTTCTAATAGTTGCATGATACTCTACTCCACTATAAAATTACCTGATAGAATAATTCTTTGTTCATCTTTATTAAATTCTACATAATGAGGCAGATGACTATCAAAGATCACTAACTTATTTGTTTTAGGTAGTATCTTAATTTCATCTGAGTGTATGTAAGGATACCCAGGACCATTAAAAACAGTCTTAGCAGACTGTTCAGAAGTTTGAATATAAAAAATAAAAGAATATTTGTTTTTTTCTACAGTTCCATGAACATGAGTAGAATGAAATTGGTTGCTTGTATAGTATTGAACCCAAGAATCTTCAATTGTAATTTTATTAGCATTTAAAAATTTACCACTAAAAGATACAAAATACTGTAATAACTCTTCTTTAAATTTATTTAATTCAGGATAATTAAGAATATTACTAGTATGAAAATAAGTAGTTGTATTTTGATCTCCAATTAATTTATCTTTAAAAGATAACATAAACTTTCTAGCGTCTTGGCAATCTATTTTTGTATCTAAACAATAAATAGATGAAACAAAATTAATTCTTTCTACAGTTAGTTCTTTATCTTCTACCATCTGGTTGTACTTCAAAACGAAGTGTACCTAATCTCCATGCAGTTCCTGTTGTGTTAGAAACTAAGTTAGCTGTAAAGGATCTACCTCTTCCTCGTAAATCTACTTTGTTAGTTGTAGAAGTAAAACTGGTTGATTTAGATACAGGTGTTGTATCATTGGGATATCTAGAAAATTCAAAGTCTAAATTTAAAACACCACTTTGATTTTGTATATCAGGAATCAATCTAGAAACAAAAGCAAACTCATCGCCCTGTGCAATCTGTACATCGCCTGATTTAAGATAGGCAGTGATTGCTGCTCCATCAGCATCAGTTCCTTGTTCTTGTAAGTAAACAGTAGAGGCACCATTAGTTAAACCTAAGATAGTTTCATTATTGGCAGTCGCTGTTGAATCGTAATAAGTAGCAATGGGATTATTAAATACTTCTCTATCTATCCAAGATGTTCTTCTTAAAGTTCCTGTCCACCAAGTTCCCTCTAGATAGTTATAAGCTACAACAGCATTGATTTGATCGGAGCCTGTTCTAGCATAGAACCACAAGACTTCATTAAATTCACCATTGTGACCACAGAAAACATTTTCTGAAGCTGTTTGGTTTAAATTACTAAAGACAAACTGCTCTACAGTACAAGGTAATTTCTTTACAGAACCATCAAATAAATAGAAAGAGTCTTGAGACATCCAATAAGAAACACCGTTTAAATCAATTGCACCGTGTTGACCAATAATACCACAGTTCTGACCAAGCTGTCGTAAACCAAAAGTAAAAGGAGGACCAATATATTGCAGTGACTGTAATGAAGTATCTGTCCAAACTAATATTTGACCACGAGATCGTTCGGCGGCAATGATCCGTGATCCGTCAGTAATTCTTAGTGAACCAGCAGTATTAATCGCTGTTGGTGCGTAATCGTTAATGTTCTCTTGATCGGAAAATCGTAAGAATAAATCATCTTGTGTAGAAGGAGTACCAATCGTTGTTTCCGTACCTAATAAAATTAAATGTCTATCAGGAGTAGAAACTAAACTTAATCTGGAAGTAGTAGGAGCATTTGCTACAGCAGTTGCCCTTGTTCCTACACCAGAAGAAGTGTCCCAAATATAAGTACCGCCGTTTAAAACTGTTGCAATCAAGTCCTCTCCATAATTGTCCAGTGACCACTGACGAGCTTCTAGTGTAACATTAGAAACAGTTGAAGGACTGCCCCAACCACCAGACCCCCATGTATCTGTACCAAAACCATAAGCAGGAACAGAAAACTCAGGACCAATTCCAATTTGAAAAGCTGCTGTTGTTACACCGTTAGCAGTAATACCCGCATTGGCTTCATTACTGCCTACATCAATATAAAAAGCATTAGCGTTTGCTATACCTAATACTTCAAACTCTTTATCAAAAGTGCTAGCGGTAAAACTTGTATTTGCTGTATCTAAACTACCTGTACTAGAAAGAGTTACAAAATCCCCTAGTTGAGCACCATGAGCAGTAATACTTACTGTCACATTAGAAGAACCATTAGTGGTAGTGAATACAGAAGTTGCTCCAGTATTAGTTTGTCTAATAGGAGTTATGTCAGTGACTAAACCTTCTGAATAAACATAAAGCTTTCGATCTGTTCCTAATGCATCATAGCGTGTGCCATCTAAAGATACCCAAGCGTGTTGATCTCTAACTACACCAACAATAGTCGTGGAGATGAACTTCTCCCATCCTTTGATTTTCTGTGGCAATCCTTGAAAGAAGCGTACATTATCCGAGTCTACCCATTTTCCTTCGCCTGTATAATCGGTTACTTCTTTATTGATGCCTGGTGCTGGTCTAAAATTAGTAAGTGGCATGGTGGTAATATAAATTAGATTAATAATTTAAACAATATCTATGTTTCTGCTCCAAAACTAAAGCTTATTCTAGGGGTCAATGGTACTCCAGAATGAGGTAATCCTGAAGGTATATAAATAGCATCCCCTTCTTCTAACAAGAAGCTTTGTATGTTTTCCTTATACATGTTGTAACAAATCTTACCAAAAACATTTAATATTAGAACGCTTTCCTGATCTATATGATAGGGAGTTCCTCCTCTATAGGGGGATAAAGAAGAATAGATATCACAATCAAACAATTTATAACCTGTTTTTTCACATAATTCTTTTCTAACTTTATCTATAATTTGAGTATTAATATCATCTATTTTTAAACGTAGATTATCTATAAATACTATTTCAGGAGACATATCTACGAGAGCAACTAATGAATTAAAATCCATTCTAAAATCATGTAGTTTTTTAAAAATAATACAGTCCATTATTTTAAAGAGATATTTATCTTATTGATGTCTTTGGTGTACCAAGCAATGAAAGTATACCTATCTTCTTCAGGACTTCTATTACCGTGCAACATTTCATTTCCTTTAAAAAAAATAGTTCTTCCTTTTTCAGGTTTAATATCTCCAAACCCTTCTATATAAGTATGTCCACTATTTAAACTATTTAAATAGGTTATAGATACAAAATCTCTATCACTTCTATCTGTATGTAAACTAAACTCAACAGAAGGCTGTTTTAATACAATTTCAATATTATCAGGGTAAACCACTTCATTTATATGTTTAGTCATAACACTATGTATAAATCTACTTACTTTATAACTATAAAGTTTATGTTCATTGTTTAGTTCCATACAATGAACTTTAATACTACCTAGGTGATTAGTAGTTATTTCTTTATTATTATTTAAAATCTGTATGAGATTGTCACAGACAGTATTATCTAATAGATTATCAATGCTAAGAAGCATCTTCTTTTTTAGCAAATAAAGAGCCAACATGACCTTTAAAGGCTCTATTTCCAAAGTGTGTTAAAGGCATAGAAACATCTGCCCATATATCTCCACCACATTCTTGCCATAGTCTTGAGAAATAATAATCTTCCGATAAGTACCTTTTTAAACCTGGTCTTGTTTCATAGACACCAGCACAGAATAAATCATAGCAATTATCAGAACTAAAAGATTGACCATTAATAATCTGATCGGATTGATATTTGCGTTCAGGGAACTTTTTAAACATTGTTCTAAAGACTTCTCTTTTAACTAACATCATTCCTGTAGCAGCTTCATTCACTTTACAAAAACCACTTTCCATTTTGACATTCATTGGGTCATCAAAATTTAAATTGTAGCCTAGCGACTTTACCTCTAATTCGTCAGGGGAAGCATTAGGATTATTCTTTAATATTTCAGGTATTTTTTCAAAGTGAATATGTTTTCTTGGATAAATACCACATACCACATCTTTATCAAAACAAAGCATCCTCTCTACATTTTGAGAATTAAATCCAATATCAGAATCAATAAATAATAAGTGAGTAGCTACATAGTCGGTGGCATCCATCATCATAGAAACAACAGTATTTCTTGCTCTTGTGATAAGACTTTCGTTACCCATGGATTGTACTCTCATGCCCACTCCACGAGCCATGGACCATTGTTGTAGGTTCAATAGTCCATGCATAGTGTTCTCTGTCAACATCCCACCATACATTGGCATTCCTAAGAATATTTTATAATTCTTATCTTTTAGTTCTTCTGGTTTAATCATTAAAATCCTTTCCTTATTATTCTAAAATTAAAAGCTATTGATATTCTCTCATGTCCTACAACAGGACATGGTTTTACAGAATGAGGCTGAACACCTGAAAAAAATACTAACATTTGATTTTTAGGAACAAGCTTATAGTCCACATGAACTAAAGTTGGTATCAAATGTTCAAATTTTAAAGCAGGTTTTTCACAACAAACTTTATGAAAATAAACAACTGAAAACATATCCGACCCATGTATATGGTTCTCATTGTAATCATTTTCTCTATTAATATTTAACCAGAAATTACCTAAATAAACTGGTACATCAATCTCTTTAAAACAGTTAAGTATATGTTCTAATAATTCATTAAATCCAAAAGTAATATCGTGACTTTGATAACCACCTTGATTGCTTGCTTTTCTTCCTTTATCAAACTCTAGTATATGCTTGATATGTTTATCAATTACTCCTGTGTCCCCTTTATATTCGTCTAAATATAAAGTTTCTTTATAAATTGTTTGTTCAAACACCTTTTAAATAACCAATATTTTTTCTTCCATCATACTGATGTTCAGGAAAATAAGGTCCTTCTGTATCTATAAAGTGTAAAAAAGATTGAGCACAGTGATCTCCTTCAAATTTGTTTCTCCAATGAACTAACTCTTCTCCCATGTAAACAACCCCATCTCCTGGTTGCATTGTAATTTCATTTAATAGAGAATATCCATTCTCTAATCTTTCTTTGTTTAACTTACCAAAATATATTGGCCAAGGGTCTCCGCCAAAATTAATAGTTACAGAATATTGACAAGAAGGTCTATCTCTGTGGGGAGTTAGTATTTCTCCATGAACATACATTCGAGTATAGGAGTATGCTGGACATAATTTTTTTTGAACAATATTAGATACTGGATCTACTAAAAAACCTAATAATGTTTCTGAACAAAGGTCACCATAACAATACCTTAAATATGTTTTAGGTTTACTTATTTCTGCTTCGCTAAAGTCTCTGTTCGTACAACTTTTTAAAATTAAATAATTATAAATAAAAGTGGTTATTTCTTTAGAAACTAATTGTGGGATATGTACATATTTGTTTTCTTTGAAATAGCTTACTGGGTCCATATTACTAAAACCTTTCTTTCGCCTTGTGTGACTTTTTCAACTTTATGAGGAAACATAAAATTAGAAGGAAAACAAATGACATCTCCTTTATCTAAGGTTTTGCCTTCTGGGTCATTATGAACATGTAGTTTACCACCTTCATATTCATTTTTTGAATTTAAACCTATGATAATTGTTAACGCTCTAGGACTTATTTTTGAATAATCGGTATGAAAAGAGTAATGTCCCTGCATACCTACATCATAATATAAGAATTGAAAGTAATTAGAAGCAGATACATAATAGTCACTAATTCTTTCTCTATAAATAGATTCTATTAAATTGGTTAATGTTTTTAATTCATTAAATATAATTCTATTAGAAACAGAATTTCCAATCTCTTCTTCTTCAAAACTTTTAACTAAAACAGATCGGATACTTGGATCCGTTTTGTAGTCTTTAACTTTTTTTTGAATAGAGCCTGGTCTAAATAAATCTTTTTGTTGAATATATATTTTCTCATTAATTAAATTAATTAATGGTTCTCTAACAGTTCCTGTAACAAACAGGACATGCTCTAAAAGAGAGTTCTTAAAATTAGACACCTAAAATATTATTTTTTGCTGCTGTTGCTTGTGAAGTTGCGTTAGATACTGCGGCAGCATACTCATCAGAATATGTTGCAGAGTTTCCGTCAATATTTGCTGTTAAATTACTTAATACAGTTTCATATGTTTCATTATAGACTTTTTCACCATTCCATCTTGTCACCATAGTGTTTACCCAAGAAGGAATACTGTCAGCAGTTATATCTTGATTTTGAGCGTTGCCATCAAATTCAATCCATCCTGAGGAAGTAGCTGGTCTATATTGAAAGGCATGGACATTAGAAGGAATCACATCATCCCCTTTTAAATTTAAATAACCTTTTCCGTCTATAATAACATCTGCTTCTGTTGTTCCAGAATAATATTTTGGACCATTGTTAGGATTATCTTTATTAATATCAGCATCATTAATAATAGTTAGCTGATTATTAATAGTTACATTACTTATTACTATTGCCATGTTTTTTTCCTTTCTTTTTTATACTATTTTTTTTATTGGAAAGCAATTGTATATCTTCAGACATTTCTTCATTATTGGCTAAGGCATCTTGGCTATGGGCTATATTTCCCCAAATACTGCCTTGTGGTTCTTTATCTTGTTGCTTTTTATTTTGACTCTCAACCAAAGCTAATGTGACCATATTTGCTTTTACCATCTCATTTCTAAATGACTCAACAGAGGCGTTTGTCTGTACTTGTTTACCTGTATTTTCTACAAGAAGTAAAGGTATCCAAGCTATAGAGCAACCCCATTCTTGAACATTTTGACCTGATTGTGGATGCTTACCTTGAAGCATATTATACCAAATACATTGGTGTTTAATACACTTCTTATTTAAAAGAGGACATTTTCCGTCTGGATCGAATATAGGCATTTATTAATTAGTTACTATACATTAATCCTTAGTTGCAGCAACTACATTTGCAAATTTTAAATCCATTCCTGGAATGGACAAAGATGTTGTAGCTGAAGCTGAACCACTTAAAGAAAGAGATCCTGCGATTGGGTGGGTGTGTGAACCACTACCACCAGCTCCACCTGATGTATCGCCTGGTTGATAGTAGTCATTGCCTGGTGGATCGGGATCACTTTGAATACCCGAAGGAGCAAATGCATAACTATGTGCGTGGTTAGCTATTTCAGGTGTTGATAGAGTATATCCACCAACAGTAAGAGAACTAGGAACAGAAGAGGAAGTTAAATCACTATATGAAATAGATCCTGGTGCGGTAGATCTTGAAGAACCAAAGGTTGTTGCAAAAGCATCTGTTCCGCCTGTACCACCACCTGTTCCTGTTACTACTCGTAAAGTTGTCGTATTAATAGAGGCAGCTGTATTTTGAGTCCAACCTGTAGGAGCTGCTGATTGAAAAAACATCGCTGTAGTTCCTGAAGGAATACTTGAAACACCTGTTAGTGATGAACCATTTCCAGAATAAGAAGTAGCATTAACAGTTCCATTGGCCGCATAAAATACAGAATTGTTTACTGTTAAAGTATTTTTAATGCTTAAATTTCCAAGAGAATTAGCAAATAAATCGACCATTGTGTCGCCATTTTTACAATACATAATAGTGTGTGCGCCTTGAGTAACTTGAACACTATTTGCTGCATGGCCTGTTGGAGCTATATCCACTGTAAAAGCCCCTGCTGTATTATTATAAAAAATGTAATAGTTTTCTACGGCAGGAATAAATACATAAATATTGCCAGTTAAAGTTCCTGTAAGTTCAATAACTTTGTTAGATGACTCTGCTGTTGGATCAGCATTAGCTGTTGTTAAAGTTACGTTAGCAGAACCAGCTACGGATTTAGATAAATAGCCTGCTGTAAATTTATCAATAGTTTGTAAGTTTGTATTAGTATTATTACCCCAAGTATTAGCATTGGCTCCTGTTTCTTGAAGTTCTAATTTATAACTGTCTGAGTATGTTGATGCCATTTTTTAATCCTTTGTTGCTATTATACTGTCTGCATATTTTAAGTCCATACCTGGTACAGAAGCTGAAATAGGAGAGGATAAAGATCCACCTAAAGATGCACTTCCTGATATAGGGTGTCCGTGAGCTCCTCCACCACCCTCTGAACCTGTAGATAATGGTGCGTAGTTATTTCCGTTGTAAACTAGACCACCACCAGCCCTTACCCTGTTATTGCCCTGGTTATTTCTAATATAACTATGTGTGTGAGAAGCTATTTCTGGTGTTGATAGAGTGTGATCTCCTACTGATAAAGACCCACCAATAGAAAGACCTGCTGTACTAATAGGAACACTAGCAGAAGAAGCCGTTTTAGAACCTGAGAATACGGTGCTGAATGTATCTGCTCCGCCTGTTCCTCCTCCAGTTCCACTAACAACCTGTAAGCAACATTCAGTTAGTGTTGCATTAGTATTAGTTGTAAATCCTGTAGGTGCTGCGGTTTGAACAAATAAAGCTTCTGTTCCAGCAGCGAACTCTCCTACACCTGTTAACCCCGCACCATTACCGACTAAAGCAGTTGTTGCAATTGTTCCATTAGCATAAAGGGTAATATTGTCCCCTACTTTAATTTGATTTTTAACAGATAAGTTACCAAAAGAATTAGCAAACAAATCCACAATAGCTGTTCCTGTGCAATATTGAATTGTATGTGCTCCTTGAGTAATAGCCACACCGTTAGCAGCATGTCCATCAGGAGCTACTGTTAAAGTATAAGCGCCACTTGTGTTATTAAAAAAGATATAATTGTTTTCAACAGCAGGTAAAAAAACATAAATGTTACCTGTCAAAGCTCCTGTGAATTCGATTACTTTATTAGAGGCTTCAGAAGTAGGGCTTGCGTTAGCTGTTGTTAAAGTTACGTTAGAGGATCCCGCAACTGATTTAGCAAGATAGCCAGCATTAAATGCATCAATTGTTTCAAGATTAGTATTTGTATTATTGCCCCAAGTGTTTGCATTTGCACCTGTTTCCATTAATTCTAATTTTAAACTATCTGTATAGGTACTAGCCATTATGCATCCTTACTCGCTACAATAACATTTGCGTATTTAATGTCCATGCTAGGAACAGATAAAGCAACAGAAGGAGCACCTATTGTTCCTGCAACAGAAGCACTACCTGAGATTGGGTGTGAGTGACCTACGCCACCACCTGTTGCGCCTGTTTGAATAGAATTTGTTGTTCTGTGGTTAGCTGGATTTTGTATATTTCTTCCTACTTGTTGATTAGGAAGGCTGATACCATGTGAGTGAGAAGCTAAAGTAGGTGTTGAAATAGATGTTGCGCCAACAGACAAACTTGCTGTATCAACAGTCAAAGGACTTACATCAGCAGTAGAACTTCCAGACGTATTTTTTGCAGCGAACACTGTACCGAAAGCATCTGTACCACCTGTTCCAGCAGTTCCACTTGTAATAACTCTAAGAGAAGCATTGGTTAAAGTAGAGGCAGTGTTTTGAGTCCAACCTGTCGGTGCGGAAGCTTGTAAAAATACCATTTGTGTTCCTGCATCTAAGGTTGTTACGCCATCTAATCCTGCTCCGTTTCCTGTAAAAGTTGTAGCAGTTACTTGACCATTAGGCGCTAGTGAAACATTAGATGTTACATTAGCAGTACCTTTAATTGAAACTGTTCCTAAAGAATTTGCAAAAAGATCAACAACAGTGTCGCCTGTGCAATATTGAATAGTATGAGAACCTTGTAAAATTTCTACACCATTGGCAGCGTGTCCTGTAGGAGCAACAGTTAAAGTATATGCACCTGATGTATTGTTGAATAATATATAATTGTTTTCTACTGCTGGAATGAAAACATAAATGTTGCCTGTTAAAGCACCTGTGAATTCAATTACTTTTTTGGAAGCCTCTGCGGTAGGATCGGCATTAGCTGTCGTCAAAGTGACATTAACAGATCCTGCAACATCTTTAGCTAAATATCCTGCTCCAAAAGCATCAATTGTTTGTAAATTAGTATTGGTGTTATTTCCCCAAGTATTGGCGTTAGCGCCAGTTTCCATTAACTCTAATTTAAGTCTATCTGAGTATGTTGATGCCATTTATGCTGCTACCTGTATCCATGTATTATTTGCTCCCGTGACGACATTCGCCCAAGGAGTTGATCTCATATTACCTAAAATTACAGACATTTCAACTCCTGTTGGAGTGACCACTGCATTACCTGAAATGGTTTCTGTACCCTCTGAGAACTGAATAGATACACCTGTTGTTGGAACAATAACACCTGTACCTTCAATAATTGTTACTGTACCTACACTTGTATTTGCCTGATCGCCTGTTAAGGAGAAGTTCGCATCTCCTGTCATTGTCAGTGTGCCTGTTTCAAATGTCGAAGTGACTGCTGTTGGATCTACTTGTGTATAGATGTCAATATTAATTGAGCCAATAGCAAAATCCATTTGATCGCCAGGAGCAGATGTTGTGACATTGCCATCAGCAATAATTGTTGGATTTTGAAGTAATGCGTTAACATTAAATCCTGTGACAGAAATAACTTGATCGGTAGATAGAGAAACAGTTCCTAGTGTTGTTGCAACAGAATTACCTGTGACAGGTGCGTCAACACCTGTACCTGTTTGTGTGGTGACTGTACCAATATCAGTGGATATTTGTTGTCCGACAAGGTTTGCATAGATAGTGATATTCTCATTCCATGCAAATGATCCCCAAGTATTTCTTCCCCAACCAGCATCGACTGTTGTAATGACTTCTTCAGTGCCATCAGCAAACGTCATCTCAAGGCCTGTGACTATTGCGCCATGACCTTCTTGAACTGAAACAGTTCCTATAGCTGTGTTAGATTGAACCCCTGTTACAGGATAAATAGATTCAGGTTCACCGACTGCTGTTCCAAGAACAACGCCTGATGAAACTCCTGTTGGTGTAACTAATGCGTCAGCAACAACAGATAAAGTGCCAACACTCGTATTCGATTGGATACCTGTAACGGATACAGGTATATATTCACCCCAAGCGCCTTCGCTCCAGGTACCTCTACCCCAACCTTCGAGTATTGCCATGGTAAGGATCTCCTAGGATTAGGAAATCCTTAAAATAGCGCTAGTTGCATCGTTAGTTGGAAACTGAATTGTGAATGTTCCGTTTGTGGATGTTTTAACACCACCAAAATCTAAAACACAAATTGAAGCATTTGTATTTGCAGATGAAGTGTTGTAAATCAAAGCTGCTTGAGCTGAGATTGTTGCACT